TTGGCTGACACTTTGGAGATAGCCATATTGACCTCTTGGCGGTGGCTGAGAGCGTTACACGGTCAAGGCTTGATTCACATCTGTGATTGGCGGCGAGATACCCTTGGACGCTATCAGACTCCTGTGTACGCCGCTGGCGATAAGCTAGACAAGCCAAAGCCGCGTAAAACGAACCTTGACCGTCGCCTTGAGTACGAGCGCAGGAAAGAGGAGAGAAAGCAAGCAAGGTTACAAAAAAAGGAAAGGGCAGAAGAAAATGCACGAATATCTGAAGGAGCAAATATATGTTGATTTCATGGTCTGTTTGGTTTTTATATTTATCGTTCATACTGTTTGTTTTTATGCTGGCGTTGCTTATGCACTCGCGTGCGGGTGACTACGAATGAGCCGCGAACTAGCCAACAAAATATTAAACAGGATTCGTGATGGTGCAATCTACCCTCCCCACGTCGTTGACGAAGCCCTCAAAGCAACGGGCGACTTGGAAATCCCCATTTACTGATGAGCAACGTGCCCACTTTGAAAAGGTTGCCGCCCAACAAAAGCAAATCGACGATATGGCAACGGCGCGTGAGTTGGTGCAGATGTTCTATGCCAGAGACAAAGCCGAGCGAAACCCTTGGCTACGAGAGGCGTTAAACCGTATCGCCAGTAAGCGGGGGGCTGGGCACGCTCAAAACATTCGAACTTGCATGACGGCAGTTAGGGAAAACGAATATGAAAATGACATTACGGAACAGCCAGCAGGGGGTGGAGCAGATGCGCCAACTGTGGGAAAAGATGAAGCCAGCGCTGGATAACGGTGTTGCTTTGGTGGTTCAAGTTGACAAGGAAACCCGCACGCAAGACCAAAACGCGCTGTATCATTCCATCATCAACCAGATCGCTAAACAGGCTCGCCATTTGGGTTCTACTTGGGACACCGAATCTTGGAAGCGGCTTCTGGTTGATACCTACACCAGAGAGATTGGGCAAAGTTCGGGGCAAGTCATTCCCAATTTGACAGGGGATGGTATTGTCCAATTGGGTCTTCAAACACGAAAATTTACAAAAGCACAAGCCTCAGAATTTTCAGAGTGGCTGATGGCTTGGTGTGCTGAGAATGGGGTAACCATCCATGAGTAAGAAGTGCAAGTCCTGTGGCGTCCAGTTCACTCCTGTCAGGCCAATGCAAAAGGTGTGTAGCCCAGTCTGCGCTATGAAGGTCGCAAGGCAGGTGGTAGACAAGGCTGAAAAAAAAGAAACCAAGCTAAAGCTGGACGCTATGCAGACCAAGCCCCAACTGGTCAAGAAAGCCCAGACAGCCTTTAACGCTTATATCAGGGCGAGGGATGTTGGAAAGCCTTGCATAAGCTGTGATAAACCTTTGGACGGCGGCGCTAACACGTTCGACGCTGGTCACTATCGTTCGGTTGGCTCGGCTTCCCATATGCGATTTGTGGAGGATAACGTCCACGGTCAATGCAAACATTGCAACAACTGGCTGGCAGGCAACCACGTTGAGTACCGCAAGCGCCTACTGGAGCGAATAGGTGAAAGGCAATTGGAACTTCTAGAGACTGACGGAACTCTAAGGAAGTACACCAAAGAAGCCTTGATTGAGATAGCCAGACATTACAACGAACAGGCTAGACAACTGACCAAAGAGGGTCTAAACTGAACCTACTTCTCCTTGTTGGTCTAACCAACTTACGCCTGCCTTGCGGTGGGCGTTTTTTTGGGTAAAATACATATACCTTTGTTTTAGGGGATATACATGACGACTATGGATAAAGTCGGGAATTTAGAAAGCATTAGCATTGATGCGCTGATTCCCTACGCTCGGAACAGCCGCACACATTCAGACGCGCAAGTCGCGCAGATAGCCGCAAGCATTAAAGAGTTCGGCTTTACCAACCCCGTACTGATTGACGAAGATGGCGGCATTATTGCTGGCCACGGTCGCACGTTAGCGGCACGCAAGCTGGGGCTGGACGAAGTGCCTTGCTTACGGTTGGCTTACTTGTCAGAGGCGCAAAAGAAAGCCTACATCATTGCCGACAACAAGCTGGCTCTAAACGCAGGGTGGGACGATGAGATGCTCAAGGTTGAATTGTCAGAATTAAAAGACTTGGACTTTGACTTGTCCCTAATTGGCTTTGATGCTGATGAGTTGGCAAACCTACTGGAGCCTGAGCAGGTAGAAGGCTTGACCGATGAGGATGAAGTCCCAGAACTACCAGAAACACCCGTAACCGTTGAGGGTGACGTTTGGATACTTGGCAACCATCGGTTGATGTGCGGGGACAGCACCAGCATTGATGCGGTGGATAAGCTGATGAGTGGTCAGAAGGCCGATATGGTTTTCACCGACCCGCCTTATGGAGTGGACTACAAAGGTATAAATAACGACTCAAGAGATGGTCTAGAGGATTTACTTAGAGAAGTCTTTGCTAACTATATTGCAACCTCTAAATCAGGGGCGTCAATTTATTGCTTTCATTCAGACCGATGCGCGGATGTATTCCACAAAGTATTTAGAGAGTTCTTTCATTTTAGTTCAATGATTATTTGGACTAAAAATAGTCTTACATTAAGTCAAACAGACTATCAAAGTCAGCATGAGCCATGCCTTTACGGATGGATGGACAATGGAAAACACAGTTGGTATTCAGACCGCAAGCAAACATCTGTTTGGAGATTTGATAAAGAAAGAGTTGTTGGTCATACAACGCCAAAACCAGTTGGCTTGGTTGAAAGAGCAATTAACAACTCTAGCAAAGGCGGCGATGTAATTCTTGATTTATTTGGAGGCTCTGGTAGCACTTTGATTGCATCTCAGAAAATTGGTCGCCATGCTCGAATAATGGAACTTGATTCAAAATACTGCGACGTCATCATTAAACGGTGGCAAGAGTTCACAGGTAAGACTGCCTACCATGAGGTGACTGGTGAAGCCTTTGCGGAGGTTGTAAATGGCTAAAGTAGGCAACCAAGGCGATGGTGGAGGCCGACCACCCGTAGTGTTTGATGAGGCACAGACCGCACAAGTAGAAGCGCTTGCCGCTGTACTATCTAAAGGCCAGATGGCTGATTATTTCAGCATTAGCGAGAATACCTTGCGAGAAATAGAGGAAAGACAACCTGAGGTTTCTGAGGCGTATAAAAGAGGCAAGGCCAAAGCTATCGGTAATGTGGCCAAGAACTTAATAAGTCAGGCTCAAATGGGAAATATTAGTGCGGCTATTTTTTACTTAAAAACACAGGCTGGATGGAAAGAAGATAAAGAAGCAGAGCGAGACTTGCCGCCAATCAATATTGTTGTTCGTAACGATGGAACTAACTGACGCTCAGAGCGAGATATTCAACAGCAAAAGCCGCTGGCGTGTTGTTGTGGCTGGCAGGCGTTTTGGCAAGACGTTTCTAAGCAACGCCGAGTTGATGCGTGCGGCGGTATCTGGCAAAAATAAACATTGCTGGTACGTTGCGCCGACTTATGGGGCGGCAAAGGAGATTGCTTGGGATATGTTCCTTGAGTTAATACCCGCTGAATACATAGCAAAACGCAACGAGTCCAGCCTGACCATAACCCTGCTAAACGGCTCCAAAATTAGCCTAAAAGGTGCCGAGAAGCCAAACAATCTCCGTGGTCGATCATTGGATTTTGTAGTGATGGATGAGTTTGCCGACATGAAACCAGAAACGTGGTTTGAGGTTATTCGTCCTGCGTTGGCTGACAGGCAAGGCTCTGCTATGTGGATTGGAACCCCAAAGGGCATGAACCACTTTAGGGATTTATGGGCGCGTGGGGTTGATGGCCAAGAACATTGGGCGTCTTGGCAGTTTACAACCTTGCAAGGCGGCAACGTGGCGCAAAGTGAAGTTGAGTCAGCCAAAGCCGATATGGATGAGCGCACGTTCAAACAAGAGTTTGAGGCGGCATTTGTCAACTATGCTGGCATCATTTATTACAACTTCCACCGAGACGAAACTGTTTCCAAGGTGGAGGACGATGGCTCAACCCTGCACATTGGGATGGACTTCAACCTAGACCCAATGAGCGCGGTAGTCTGCATCCGTGATGGCGGCACGTTAAAGGCACTAGACGAAATTGTGATCTACGGCTCAAACACCGATGAAATGGTGGACGAGATTAAAACCAGATACAGGAATCGGCAGATTGTGATTTACCCAGACCCAGCAAGCCGACAGCGCAAAACGTCAGCGGGTGGGCGCACAGACTTATCCATTTTGCAAAACGCTGGATTTGTGGTTAAATCTAGAAACGCTCATTCTGCAATCCGCGATAGAATCAACGCTGTAAACGCTAGACTAAAATCAGCGGATGGGCGGCGGCATTTATTTGTTGACCCGAAATGCAAGCAAACGATCAAGAGCCTTGAAAGACAAGTTTATAAGGAAGGCACTAGCCAACCAGATAAAGATTCTGGCTTTGACCACATGAACGATGCGCTCGGCTATCTGGTTGACTACTTGCACCCCATTCACAGACAATATGAAGCAACCCAGCCGACTAGGTGGACATAAATGAGTAAATTTACAGACAAGCACCCTGACTATGATGACAATCAAAATCGCTGGGAATTTTACTTGCGTAGCTACCTCGGCGGCGAGGATTATCAGGGCGGGAACTTTTTAACCCGTTACATAAACGAAGACAAAGACGAATACAACCGTCGCTTGTTGCTGACACCGATTGACAACCATTGCCGCAACATTGTCCACATCTACTCCAGCTACCTGTGGCGTGTACCGCCAAAGCGTGAGTTTGGTTCACTAGAAAACAACCAGTCCCTTGAGTGGTTCTTAAAAGATGCTGACTTAGACGGTCGCTCATTTGACTCATTTATGCGTGAGGCGCAAATCTGGTCTTCTGTGTATGGTCACGTTTGGCTGATGATAGACAAGCCAAAGTCTGTGGCTGGTACGCGAGCAGATGAGTTATCACAAGGCATCCGACCATACATAAACCTTTTCACGCCTGAGAACGTCTTTGATTGGCGCTATGAAAGACTGCCGTCTGGTAGGTTTCAGCTATCGTATCTCAAGGTGCGTGAGTCTATTGTGCGAGACACAGCGACAGACGTTAAGCAAACCTTTAGGGTGTGGACAAAAGAAACCATCAAGCTATACGAAGTCACTAATGAGCAAGAGCGACTGGTTGAGGAGATGGACAACCCGATTGGTGTAATCCCTGCTGTACACGTTCCAGCGCAACGCTCGATTAAGCGTGGCATTGGCATTAGCGACCTCACAGACATTGCCTCAATGCAGAAGGCTATCTATGAGGAACTAAGCGAGATTGAGCAACTTATCCGCATCAGTAATCACCCGACTTTGGTTAAGACATTTGACACAGACGCTACTGCTGGGGCTGGCTCAATCATCAATATGCCTGATGACTTGGACGCCAACCTCAAACCTTACCAAATCCAGCCCAACGGTGGAAACTTGGACGCAGTAAGGGCGGCTATTGGCGATAAGGTGGAGGCCATCAACCGTATGGCTCACATGAGCGCCATTCGTGGGACTCAGGAGCAAACCAAGTCAGGCATTGCCTTACAGACCGAGTTCCAGATGCTTAACGCACGTTTGTCAGAAAAGGCAGACATCTTGGAGTTGGCAGAAGAGCAGGTTTGGGCGTTGTTTGCCATTTGGCAGGATGCGACCCCAGACGTTCAAGTGTTCTACCCAGATTCATTTGATGTGCGCGACTATCCAAACGAACTGCAATTCTTACAGGGCGCAAAGGCATCTGGCGTAAACTCTCGCACGTTCCAGCAAGAAGTGGACAAGCGTATTGCCGACTTGGTGCTGGATGATGAGGAGTTAACCCGCGCATATGCAGAGATTGAGCAGAATACGCAGGTAATCGGTCAATTCTAAATGGCATCAGATTCCGACCACGCTAGGTTTATTGAGCAACTAGGCGAGGCGCATGATAGGCGCATTGTCGGCGCATTGTCATCCTTAGAAGACAAACTGGCAGAGTTGATTGGTCAAGCGCCTTTAAAGCAGGGTGCTTTGTTTGACCTTGAGTGGGCGGTAGCGGCACGCAAAGACATCTCAGCGGCAATACAAAGCGAATACCTTACAGAGTCAAGCAGGATTGTTAACGAGTACACCCAAGCCGCCACTTCCGCTGGGACTATGCTCAACCAGTATGGCGACTTTGTTGGGGTGAGCGATGATGTTATTAGGGCGTTAAAGAGTCAGTCTTTCCAAGGGTTTCAAGATATTGCTGGGACATTCCTCAACGAAATAGCTACCGAGGTCTATCAAAACACCATCTCTGGACGTAGCGCGGCTGAATCGGTGAAGGCTATTAGACAGAAGATCAATGGCGTATATGCCCAGTCAGACCAAGTGGAAATCCAGCGGCTGGTAAACATTGCCAACGCAGGTGGAGCCGCCGCAGAGGAAGCCATCAAGCAACTACACAGCATTTATGCCGCTGATAAGCTGGGTAACAATATGCGCCGCTATTCAAGCCAGATGGTGCATGACTCGCTGATGCAGTTTGACGCTTCTGTGGTCACAAAGACAGGCTTTGACTCAGGTGCAGACGCTTGGAAGTACTACGGTTCCAACATAAACGATACCCGCGACTGGTGCAGACAGCACTCTGGAAAAGTTTACACAGAGGAAGAAATCAGAGAACTGTGGACGCAAAACTGGGCTGGTAAGGCATCAGGAGACCCGTTCATTGTCCGAGGTGGATACAACTGCCGTCATCATTGGCGACCTGTGTTTACCGAGTTAGAGGATTCGCCGCCTGTTGTAGAAGACACAACTCAGGGTAAACCCCTATATCAAATTCCTGCCAACCTGCAATCATCAAGCCAAATTGGCGATTTTGCCACTTCAATGAACGCACTTTCTGACGACCAAATAAGGCTTGTCAATAAGTTGCCGCCTATTGAAGAATATGCCATTGAAAGTCAAAGAGGCTACTATCAGGCGGCAAGAAGAAAGCTGGTCGCTCAACCATTAAAGGAAAATGGTGCAATCGTTAGGCATGAGTATGGACACCACGTTGACTTTGAAATAGGGCGCAAAGTTGGCAATGCTGGTTTTTTTGGTGTGTCAGCTACCGACAAGGCTTTTATTGAGGCTTATGAACTAGACAGAAAAGGTTTGAATCTGCATAAAACAGCAATGTTTGAGGATTCGATTAAGTCGCTTCAAGCCGAGATTTATGATTTTGAAGAAGTAAAAACTGCTTTTGGTACGAGGCAAAAAAAGGTATTAAAGAACGACGAACTTGGCAACTACTCTGACATTGTTGACGCATTAAGCCACGGCAAGATGCAAAAAATGTTTGGTGGCTTTGGTCACGGCGTAACCTATTTCAAACGGAAGGGCACTCGCCAACAAGAGGCTTTTGCCAACCTCTTTGCATTGAGGAATACAAAGTATTGGGAACTTGTGCAAAAAAGGATGCCCAACATGGCAAAAAGGCTTGATGAAATAACTAAGGAGTATTTAGATGAAGGTTCTTGAATATCAAGACATTATTCAGATGCACATTGATAAATTTGGCGTAGAGCCAATTGTTACTGGTATCAACTACGCAATCTCTGGCGATATTGAGGATTTGATTCTTGAGGCGATTGCCGCTGAAGTCCCTTATGTGGAGCAAGAAGTTCCAGATGGTGTTTCAACTTAGTAAGTTGTGATATATTTCAACTGTTTTTAACCACTCGAAAGAGGATACGCACATGAGCGATGAAATCATGGATGATGAAGTAAATACACCAGCAGAGGGCGACCAAAGCGGTGGGGTAAGTAAGACATTTACGCAAGCAGATGTCGATAAGATTCTTGAGCAACGTTTAGCGCGAGAGCGTAAGCGGTTCGAGAAGATGACCGATGGCGTAGACATTGACGAAGCCAAGCGCGTTTTAGCAGAACGTGAGCAAGCCGAGTTAGAACGTCAGAAGGAGCGTGGCGAGTTTGAAAACGTATTGAAAAAGACTGTCGAGAAAAAAGACATGACCATTCAATCGCTGACAAGCAAGTTGCACCAGATTCAGGTGGACGGGGCGTTACTTAATGCCGCATCTACCAAAAACGCAGTTTCACCAGAGCAGGTATCGGCCTTGTTAAAAGGCAATACAAGATTGAGCGATGACGGTCAAGTGGAAATTCTTGATAAGTCTGGCAGTATTCGCTACAATGACAACGGTGATCTGCTATCAGTCAATGAACTGATGGAAGAATTTCTAACGGCAAACCCTCATTTTGTCAGAGCCTCCGCAGGTGGTTCAGGCTCAAGTGGGAACGCTGGAGGCTCGACACAGAAGCCAAGTTCTGTGGCTGATATGCTAAGTAACTGGGAAAACGGTGGGCGTGAAGCCTTTGCCGCCAGTAAAAAGCGCAAATAAACCACTTTCTTTTTTTCTGGAGTTAAATCATGGCCGCTACCACCTCAAGTACCTTAGACGATCTGTTTGTTGCAATCGTCGCCCAAGCACGTTTTACCGCTGAAGAGCAATCTTTGATGCGTAACCTTGTCACGATGTACAACATCGATGGTCAAGCTGGCAAGACTGTGCAAGTCCCCAAGTACCCAGCCATCACAGCCGCCGCGCTGACCGAAGGCACGGATATGTCTTCAACGACTGTTTCAACTTCTAGCGTGTCCATCACGGTTGGTGAAGTTGGCGCACAAGTGTTGTTGACTGACCTTGCCGCAATGGGCGCTGGCAACCCTGCTGACGAACTCGGCACGGTGTTGGGTAACGCTATCGCTACCAAGATGGACAAAGACCTAATCGCTCTGTTCGACGGTTTGAGCGCCTCACAAGGTGCAACGACTACCGAGTTGACGGTTGCCGCTTTGTTCCAAGCCGCCGCTACCCTGCGTGCCAATAAGGTAATGGGTCGCATCGTTGGTGTGTTCCACCCCTACCAGACATACGCCCTGAAGGCTAACCTGACCAACACAATGGTCAACCCTAACGGCGGCGATCTGCAAAACGAAGCGATGCGTACTGGTTATGTTGCTACCATTGCTGGTATCGACATTTTCGAGTCTGCCAACGTGACCATCGACGGCTCAGGCGATGCCAAGGGCGCTGTCTTCTCACCAGAGGCATTTGCCTTGGCTATGAAGCGCGACTTCAACATCGAGCCACAGCGTGATGCTTCTAACCGCGCATTTGAGTTGAACGCAACCGCCATCTACGGTGTCGGTGAGTTGGATGACTCCTACGGCGTGGAAATGTACTACGACGCTGGTCTGTAAGTAAGAGGAAGCCCCTGCATCATAGTGGTGTGGGGGCATCTTTTAACTGAGGATTAAAAATGGCGTTTAGCACAGACACAGACTTGCAAGCGATAGTCCCTGACATCTTGGACTTTGGCATTGCCTCATTCGCTGATGAGCACGCATTGGCGCAAGCCGACATTGAGCGCGTCATTCGGGCAAAGTGGTATCCCAAACTGCAATTAACGTCTGAGATGGACGCAACCCTGTTGACCGATTCCCAATGGACTAAAACAGCGTCTTATCTGGTGCTGTGGAAGTACGCATTGCCTAAACTCACAAACTGGGTTGATGGCGACCGTTTCCAAAACATGATTGAGTTCTACAAGAGCCGATATTCTGAGGAACTTGAGAGCGTGTTGCAGGATGGCGTTGAGTACGATGCCAACGATGACTCTGTTGTGACAGATGAGGAAAAGCGACCACTTAACCACGGGCGTTTAATCCGATGAGAACAAGTATAGAGTTTGATGCTAAAAAATTAGACAGAAGACTCGACAAGCTATTGAGGGAAATGCCAGCGGCTGTGGACAAAGCATTGATTCAAACCTCTCAGTTTGGTACAAATTTGATCTTAGACCGAACCGAAAGAGGTGTCGGCTACGAAGGTAAATTCAAGCCCTACACGCCCGAGTACGTTAAGCGCAAGGGTCAGGGCTGGTCATCAACCAATAGAACCAGAGGCTTTGGTGGCGCACCCACCAGCCCCGTTAACTTAATGTTGCGCGGCGAAATGTTGGGTGCAATGGCAAGTAAGAAGGTAAAGACTGGCGTGGCTAGGATTTACTTTACAAGGTCAACAGAGGCGAAGAAGGCGGCGTTTAACAATAAGACCAGACCTTTCTTTGGCTTTAACGTATCAGAGCAAAACAAATTGCGGAATTTCTTTGCAAACAGGTTTAAATTATGAGCAAGCGAGAGTCCATTGCCGCAAACATCGTAGCTACGCTGACGGCTATGACTACGCCTGTCCAAGCCAAGTACATCACCCGCGAGCCGTTTGATTTCACGAAGCTATCCAACGCTCAATTCCCAGCCATTTTGGTTCAGTCCTCTACTGAGACACGGGAAGATGCCACGATAGGCGGCTCAGACATATTACGCGAGGGAAGCATTGACTACCAAATGATTGGTTACGTCAAGGCTACCTCATTGGACACCGCACGCAATCAACTGGTTGAAGCGATGGAGAACGCGCTAGACGTAGACCGAACTCGCGGGGGCTATGCGCTTGACACTCAAATCATTTCAGTAGAGACCGACGAAGGCTCAATTGACCCGATTGGAGGGGTTATCGTAACCGCAAGAGTTCAGTATAATTTCACCCGTGGGACTGTATAAGTTCCGATAACCGAAAGGCAATATCATGGCTACACATAAAGGCTCAGAAGGAACTATCAAAGTCGGCTCAGATGCCGTCGCTGAAATTCGTTCATTCTCAATTTCACAAACTGGCGACACCGTGGAAGACACCACGATGGG